ACCAATTGACAAACAATTTATTTGAAGTTATACTAACTACGAATATTGCTTGGAGTAAAAATAAAAGTTATGGCTAGAAAAAAACAGAGAACAGTTTACGTCACTACACAACCAGATTGGAAGAAATACATACTGGTAACAGATCCTGACGAACAAGAAAAAGCATTCCGTGAGATGGATTACTTTGTACATTCTGAGATAGCCACTAAAGACCAAGTTGCAAAATTTAGGAAATGGGTTAAAGACGGTAGTGGTTGGGATAAGGCTGATATTAAGATAATACTTAAAAATCCAGACTGGAGATTTAGTAGTAGTGCAAAGTATGGATATATGTGGTCCAGAGTTGGTTACATGCCTGAAAGGTTTGTAGCATTTTATGAAAAACGAATACCAGAGTGGATTGAAAAGGGTAACGAGATAATGGAAGAAGTCAAAGTTAAAGAAGTTGTAAAACCAAAAGTGTCTATACAAGAAAGAATGTTAGAACAAATTACTGACTTATGTGGAGACTGGGACGATGTTATGGATAATTTTATAGAAGCAGATAAAATTGACCTTAAAAAGTTTGATCCAGATAAAGATATGAAAGTATATCAGTCTGGAGTAATTAAACCTGCTCATGCTAAAATGATTCAAGACCAATACATACCTTTACTTGCAGAAGCACAAGAAAGTATCGATGGAACATGTGAGCAATTGAACGAAGCATACAGTTTTATGGATAAGAAAATGAAAAAAGACTATTTAGGATTCTTTCAAAAAATTAGTAATGCCTGCGATGCAATTATACTTACTGGTAAAGCAAATAGAAAACAACGTAAGCCTAGAAGCAGAAGTAAAGAGAGCATAATTAAGAAGTTAAAGTTTCAAGTAGCCGATGGGGACTTAGGAATAGCATCTATATCGCCCACAGACGTCGTGTATGCTAATGAACTTTGGATATACAATACAAAGTCCCGGAAGATAGGTGTGTACCACGCAGAGAACAAAGACCCACGTAATATGGCAAGAGAAGGCGCCGGATTAATGGTTAAAGGCACAACTATCCTAGGCTTTGATGCAGACTCTTCTGTACAAAAGACTATTAGAAAGCCAAAAGAACAGATTATGAACTGGACTGGCAATGCAAAGACACGTTTCGCTAAAGCATTCGACGAAGTGAAAACAACTGAAACAAAATTAAACGGACGAATAAACGATACTACAATCATATTGAAAGCCTTTTAAAGGCAAAAAGTGATAAATAGTAGTATGGCACAACGAATAGACCAAATAGGCTACAACAACAGAGACGAAATCATTCGAGAAATCCAACTAAGATTGGCTGACGGAATGGTAGATGTTGAGTTGGATAGAGAACATTACGACATAGCAATCAACAAATCTTTACAAAAGTACAGACAGTTGAGTAGTGGTAGTGTAGAAGAAGCAGTTATTTTCATACAAACCCAAGATGGTGTAACAAAGTATACACTTCCAGATGAAGTTATAGATGTTAAACGTTTATATAGAAGAGGTATTGGGACTAACAGCGGTGGTGGAACAAACTTTGATCCATTCGATGTAGCATTTAACAACATGTACATGTTACAAGCAGGACAAATAGGTGGACTGGCAGTATTTGATGCATTTGCACAATACAAAGAAACTATTGGTCGTATTTTTGGTAGCGAATACAACTTTACGTTTAATAGAAATTCAAAAGAATTAACTATTTTAAGAAATGTAGCACATGCAGAAGACATTGCAGTAGGAGTTAATAACTTCATACCAGAAAGTGTTTTAATTAAAGATGTATATGCCGCAGATTGGCTTTCAAATTTTGCTTTAGCACAAAGTAAAATGATGTTAGGCGAAGCAAGAAGTAAATTTCCGGGTGGATTACCAGGACCAGGCGGAGCAACTACACTAAACGGTGATGCACTAAAGGCAGAAGCTCTTACAGAAATGGATCAACTTATTGCAGGACTACATAACATGGAAGAAGGAAACTCTCCGTTAGGATTTATAATGGGGTAACGACCCGTACCAATCAAGCATTGGATAGATTACACACAGGAGTCTAATATGCAAAAAGTTAAAAATCATCTTTGTTCGTTTCCAGAACTAGACCTCCCCATTACAGTAGAAGACATATTCACAGACGATGATTATGAATTAATTTACGATAGGGCAAGATTTAATAAAAAAGTAGAAATAGTAGAGCACCCAGATTTGTTTGGCTGGACTATGGCAGAAACAAAAAACATGCATTGGATGTACAGCCCTAACGAACATACACTCGCAGGAACTGATATAACGTTAGATAAGGATCAGGACTTTGCAAATTTAACATTTGAAGAAAGAAAATATTTAGGATATAGACCACCTACAAGCATAGGTGTTATTACTAACAAAGATTTAATGTACAAACTAAGAGAGTTTGCACAAGATACATTCCATGACGACTTCCTAGCAGACATTTGGAGTTTTGGTGGAAGAAAAATTGTTCCTATTACACTTATAGGATTTAGTGGCCCAAGTACATTTCATACAGAAGGATTGACGGGTTGGAGAAAAAATGCAGATGAAAGTTTATTTGCAAACAGAATAGAAACTTCAAGAACTAGTGCTGTATGCAACTTTAGACTTATAGGAGATCCAGATGATTGTTCTATAGAAGTTGCAGAGCCAGATGAATACTTTACAGAAGTTTATGATAATCTTAATAAAGAATTTATAGACAAATGGAAACAAGACGGCAAAGAACCTGATACAATGTGGTCAGAAGGTAGAGGCATATCAGTATCTAGTGCTATTGACCAAACGTCTAGTGATGAAATGTTAAGTCATTTAACGCCATGCGGAAAAATAGAAGGATATCATAGTCCATTTTTATTAAACTTATCCTCTTGGCACAGAGTAAACATTAAAACAGAATCTCCTAGAGTTAGTTTAAGATTTATGGGACACAAGAAACATTCGTTTGATTATATTCAAAAATTAATAGACGAGGACAGGTTTTTAAAATGTTAGAATGTTATTGCGATTGTCCTGGAATAAGTCTTCCATTTACACAAGACATTTTGTCTCAACAAGATTTAGATATGATTTATGGTCATACATCAATACCTAAAACACCTTCCATACAAACAGAAAATATAAATTGGTATGCTAATTGGTCTACTACAGAATGGTCTAAGGAAGATGTGTTAAATGGTGGAGCAGTAATTACAAATCAAAAATTAAAAAAAGATGTTTGGGAATGGTTACATGAAACTATACACCCAGAATACTTTCAAAAGATTTGGAATATGGCAGGAAGAAAAACACCACCTGTTTCAATTCTATGTTTTTCAGATTCAAGTGCTTGGCATAGAGAAGGGCCTGTTATTTTTCCAAACAACTTACCACAACATATAAACAAGGATATTGTTTCTAGTACTAGAGCACCAGCAGTAATTAATTTTAGATTGTTAGGTGACCCAGATGGTAGTAGTTTAGAATTTGCAAAACCACAAGACATTTTAAATACTACAGAACAAGAATGCATAAACAAGTATTTTGATACTTGGACAAAGGATATTAATGGAGAACAACATGCTACAGAACATGAGGGTGTAGTTTTTACAGCGGCTCAGCATTGGCTTAGCGAAAATTATAATTGGCAAAACAATTTAACAAAAATAACAGAACATGTAGGTATGCATAATCCATATATTGTAAACTTATCACAATGGCACAGGGTACTTACTAATGGAACACCTAGAGTTACTTTTAGAATACATGCTAATACAGACTTAACATTTAAACAAATAGAGCAGTTAGTTGAAAATGGAGAATTCTTCAAATGAATGGTTACTATGTAGATTGTCCTAATATGGTTAATTTTCCATTTGCTAAAGAAGATTTTTTTACACAATACGATATGGATATACTTCATGGTAGAGTTAAAGGTGACGACATCCTCGGCTCCAACCTAAGTCAATTAAGAGGTGCCGTAGGCGAGAGCGAGAATAAGAGACATGATAGTTCTTTTATAAAAACATCAAAATGTTCGTGGAGTAAAAATACAGGCAAATATGATGCTCAAGGAACGTTTAATGGCAATGGGATAGTTACAGACCATAATTTAAAACATGATATATGGGATTGGTTAAACGAATCATTTCATAAAGATTACTTTCAAATGATTTGGAAAGCAGGTGGTACAAACACACCACCAGTTACTGTATTATGTTTTTCTCTAAATAGTGGCTGGCATAATGAAGGCCCAATATCAGCGATTCCCGGTAGCACACTTCCACAATTTAATAATTTTTTAAGACCTCCAGCAGTAATTAACTTTAAATTGTTAGGTGATGTTGATAACAGTTATATAGAATTTGCTGAACCCGATGTAGCAATGAAGGTAGCACAAAAAGAACTTATAGAACTTTATTTAGAAAAAGTACAATATGAAAAAGCACATGGATCGCTAGAAGCAGATACTAGTACAGTTGTAGAACATAAAAATTTTATTTTGTCAAGTTCAATACACGGATATTATGATGATTATTGGTCAGATAATTTAAAGGTTGTTGAAACACATCACGGAATGCATAATCCTTATATTGTTAATATAGGTAAATGGCATAGAGTAATAACTAACGGTCAGCCTAGAGTTACACTTAGAGTACATGCAAATACACATTTAACATTTCAAAAGATTGAAGAACTAGTTGCTAGAGGAGAGTTTTTTAAATGTTAGAATGTTTTTGTGATTGTGTTGGAGTAGATTTCCCTTTTACAGCAGAGGATTTTCTTACTGAGCAAGACATAGATATGATTAATGGTAATGTAATACCAGAAACAATTTTAGTACAGTCTAAAAATATCAGATGGCAAAATTGGTCTTCTGATAAAATGCCTACAGCAACGAAATCAGGCAGATGGTCAGGCGGTACACAAGACAATCAACAATCCTTTAATGGATTTGCAACAGTATCAAACGTAGAATTAAAAAGAAAAATATCAGACTGGTTACAAGAAACATTCCACCCAGACTTTTTACAAAGTAATTGGGAAACAGGATTTGGTTCAAAAACTCCTCCAGTTACTGTATTATGTTTTTCTAAATCTACAGGATGGCATAAAGAAGGACCTGTAACAATACCAGCAACAGCACCAACAGATTTTAATACTACATATTTAGATAGTTATAGACATCCTGGTCTGTGTAATTTTAGATTACTAGGAGATAAAGAAGGTAGCAGTTTAGAGTTTGCAAAGCCAAGTGAAAAAATGTGGAATGCAGAACTAGAATTAATAGAACAATTTTGTCAAGAGTCCCACGATGCTTTTCCAACAAGCACTACAACATTGCTCAATGACATGACAATGACCGATCCGCAACATTGGTTAACTAATCCAGAAGTTTGGGAAGATGAATTAGAAATTATCACTGAGCATGTTGGTATGCACAATCCGTATATGGTTAATATAAATCAATGGCACAGAGTTAAAACCAATGGAACGCCTAGAGTTACACTTAGGGTACATGGTAGTCATAAGTTGACGTTCAAACAAATGGAAGAAATGTTTAATACCGGAAAAATGTTTATCTAAAAAAAAATGGAATATATATTAGTATGATAATCGGAATAACAGGATTTATGGGCAGTGGCAAAGATACAGTTGCTGAAATGTTTGTAGAGAGAGGAGCAGTAAAAGACAGTTTTGCGGCACCATTAAAAGATTTATGTTCTAGTGTGTTTGGTTGGGATAGACACATGTTGGAAGGCGATACAGTACCAAGTAGAGACTTTAGAGAAACAGCAGACATATACTGGACAAGAAAACTAGGCATAGATAATTTCACACCAAGATTAGCATTACAACTGTTAGGTACAGAAATAATGCGTACACATTTTAATCAAGACATTTGGTTAGACAGTTTAGAATATCGTATAAGAAAAAACACACAAGAAGACCAAATAGTTGTTGTGAGTGATGCTAGATTTAAAAATGAATTAGATTTAATCAAGCAACTTGACGGTATAGTTATTCACGTTATAAGAAGCGACATGCCTGAATGGTATGAAGTGGCATCACACGCCAATAAAGGTAGTGTTCCAGCAAAGCACACAATGGAAACACGTTATGCAAGTGTACATGCCAGTGAGTGGAAATGGGCAGGATATGATTTTGATTATGAGATATCCAACACAGGAACATTAGAAGACCTACAATCACAAGTAGAATCCATACACAATAATATCTTTTCAAGCAAAATCCAAGCAATATAGACCAAAGGGTCGTTATTTATCAAAACCATTAAAAATGTTGTACCCTGATAGTTTTATAATACCGCCTTTTTACCGATTCTAGATAAATATTTGCACTAACATAATTAAAATTAGGAGATTATAATGGCAGAATTAGTATCACCAGGTGTTAGCATTAGTGTATCGGACGAGTCGTTTTACGCCTCAGCCGGCGCCGGAACTGTACCTTTGTTAATCATCGCTACGGCCCAGGATAAAACTGGACCAGATGGAACAAGCACAGCGGCATTTACATCTAAAGCAAACGCAGGCAAATTACAACTAATGACTAGTCAACGTGAATTATTACAACAATTTGGAAACCCAAGTTTCTATAAGAGTGGTAGTACTCAGTTGAATGGTTATGATCTCAATGAATACGGTTTACTAGCGGCACACAGTTTCTTAGGTTTGGCAAACAGAGCATACGTTCTGAGAGCAGATATCGACTTAGGTCAACTTGCGGCATCATCTACATCACCAACTGGTGCTATTGCAGATGGTTCATATTGGTTGGACACAACTACTTCAACTTTCGGGTTAAGAGAATGGTCAGGCACAGCATGGGTTAAGAAAACAGTATCTGTTGTAGATAAAACAAGTATCAATTCAGGAACAGGTGGACCAAGTCAAGCATTTGGACAGAACGGCGATTACGCGGTTGTGGCAAATACAGCGGCTGGTGGAACTGCAACTGATGTAAAATACTACGAAAAATACTCAAACGATTGGTACCAAGTTGGTTCAACAAGTTGGGGTTCCGCTACAAGTGGTGACTTCCAATTTGCAACTCACTTAGCAGTACCTAGTTTAAGAGCTGATGGCGTATCAGCACTAGCGACAGGAGACGTTTTTGTTCAAACTACTACACCTAATACAGGTGCAAGTTTAAGCACAAAACTTTATAGTTCTTCAACTAAAGCGTTTAGTGGCGTAACAACATCACTTTATGGAACAACTGACTTGGCTTTAACAGCCATTGGAACAGCTAACGTAAAAGTTGGCGACCTTATTGGTGTAACTTCACCAGCAGGTAACAGTGAAGCAGAAATAGAATTGAAAAGACATAATGGAAGCACTTCATTGACAGCAACAGGCTCAGCCTTTACTGCCGGTGTATTAGATGTTTCAGGTAACTCAAGTTTTGACATTGTTTACAATGGCACAACTGTAGTTGTAACATTAGCAGGAACAATCAGTACTACACCAGCAACATCAACACCCGAAGATGCAGTTTATGACATCAACGCGGCTCTTGGTGCGGCAAGTGTAACAGAAGTTCTTGCTTCTATCGGAAGTAACAACAATGTTGTTCTAACTTCTAGCAAAGGTAGAGATATAGTTTTACAAAGTAACCACTCAGACTTTGGACCAAGTTCAGTAGGATTTGGAACACAGGCGGTTACATTAAGCAAAACATATTCTAACTATGCGGCCCTTTCATATGTAGCATCAAAAACTACAATGACAGGAATTTTAGCAGAAGGTACATATTGGTACAATGCGACAGTGGCTAAAGCTAACGTTGACTTATTAGAGCACAACGGTAGTACTTGGGTTACTTTCACAAAAGACGTAAGTGTAACCGCAACTGCGCCAACAACTCAATCAGACGGAACTGCTCTCGTGGCAGGTGACGCTTGGTTAGATTCAGATGACACTGAAAACTTCCCTAAATTCTACAAATGGTCAGGTACAGCCTGGGTTTCAGTAGACGGAAGTGACCAGCATACATCAGAAGGAATAGTATTTGCAGACTTTAGACAGTCAGCAAGTGGTTCTTTAGATGCAGACGCACCATTGGCAACAGCATATCCAAACGGAATATGGGGTTATAACAAACGTGCTTCAGCAGGTAATGTTAAAGAATACAAACTTAACTATACTCCTTCAGGAACTAACATAGGTAATGTTTGGGTTGATGCATCAGGAAACAAACAAGATGGTAATATGTTTGGATTAAGAAAAGCAGTTCACAACTTAGTTAAAACTAAGATGCAAAGTGCAATCGTTTCTAATGACGACATTAGAAGTGAAATTAATTCATTCAACGTTATTGCCGCTCCTGGTTTCCCTGAAATGCTAGATGAAATGGTAGCATTAAGTACTGACAGAAGAAATACTGCTTTTGTTATTGCTGATTCACCATTCAGACTTAAAGCAGATGCTACAAGCACAAAAAATTGGGCAACTAACGCCAACAATGCTAGTGAAAATGGCGAGGACGGACTTGTTTCTTCATCACCATACGCGGCTGTTTACTACCCAAGTGCTTTAACAACTAACTTAGATGGAACCAACGTTGTTGTTCCTTCAAGTCACATTGCTTTAAGAACACTTGCATTTAATGACCAGGTATCTTATCCTTGGTTCGCACCAGCAGGCTTCCAAAGAGGTCTTGTACAGAATGCGACATCAGTAGGTTATGTAGATCCGACATCAGGTGAGTATACTCCGGTAACACTCAACGAAGGTCAAAGAGATACATTATATGCCAACAAAATTAATCCAATAGCACAATTCCCAGGACGTGGACTTGCTGTATTTGGACAAAAAACTCTAAACCCAACAGCAAGTGCGTTGGATAGAATTAATGTTGCTAGACTTATTGTGTACATAAGAGAAAGACTTGACGATATCGTTAAGCCGTTCTTATTTGAACCAAATGATGCAATTACTAGGCAGAATGCTAAAAATGTTGTTGAAGGATTGTTAAGTAACCTTGTTATACAACGAGGACTATTTGACTTTGTCACAGTTTGTGATAATTCAAACAACACAGCGGCTAGAATTGATAGAAACGAACTATACATTGACATTGCTATACAGCCTGTCAAAGCAGTTGAGTTTATATACATTCCTATTAGAATCCAAAATACTTTGGGTACTAGCGGATCTAACTAAGAAAATCATTAATGAAGAAAGGCGTCTTTTGGCGCCTTTTTTTATGACTTATTAAAACTCTGTTTAATATTTTTCTCCCATTTTAGATAAATAAAAGTAACGTTAAGAAGGTCAATGTTAAATTTAAGACCTTTTTATAATTAGGAGATAACTAATGGCAAAAACATTAACAAAATTTGGTGTTCCAACAGGAGCAGGCGATACAGGGATTTTACAACCTAAACTAAAATATAGATTTAGGGTAACCCTACTTGCAGGTTTCGGCGGACTTGTTGAGTCTAGAGAATATACTCAAAACGTCATGAACGTTACCCGTCCTAAAGTAAACTTTGAAGAAGTTATGATTGATTCATACAACTCAAAAGTGTACGTCGCTGGAAAACATGCATGGGATCCAGTAACAGTTGTTGTTAGGGACGACATTCAAAATTCTATTTCAAGAATTGTTGGTGCTCAGAACCAAAGACAACTTAACCACTTTGAGCAAACGGCTCCAATTGCTGGTACAGATTACAAATTCGATATGATTATTGAAGCCTTAGATGGTAGTACTGCTGTAGCAACAGAAATTTGGACTTGTGAAGGATGTTTCCTAACTAACATAGATTACTCAGAAAGTGATTATGCTACCTCAGAGCCTGTAACAGTTTCAATGACAGTCAGAATGGATAACTGTGTACATGAAGCAGGTGATAGTGCTGTAACGGCTGGTATTAATCAAGGCGGAATAATGGACCCAGCAATTACCCCAGGTAACGCGACAGCCCCAGGCACATCGTAATCCGGTAACTTTATTTAAACTTGTAAATCGTTTATTCGGTTTACAAGTTTTATTAGTAAATTAGGAATATAATATGTTTGGAAAAAAACACGGCGGCGGCAACCCTATAGATATTAACTACAACCCCAACCAAGGAACTGATTTTGGGAATCCATTTCCTAATATAGCTCGAGACTTATTTGGCGGCGGTAGACAATTCAATGGATTTAAGTCAGGCGGCACAGCCAATGATATCACTAGAGGTGGTACTGGTAAAGTAGCAGGATATGTAGGCTCTCAAAATAATGCCGCAAGATTCAAACCAGGTATCAACCCGGTACGTCAAAAATTCGAAGGATATGTTAATTTTCATTTTAATAGTGCAATTGGTGTCTCTTCACTTAACAACAACGATACTAGAAATACATTAAGTAGTTTGTGTAAAACTGCTGATGTACCCAGTGCTGAAATCCAAACAGATGTAAAAAATCAATACAACAGAAAACGTATTACTGTAACACATACAGAATTTAATCCTATTACTATCACAGCATACGATACTGTTGATAGTGCTTGGGTAGTTGTGCTAATGAAAATGTATGCACATCTATTCACACAACCACTAAACAAATTTGATATATCCGGCGATACAGCAACTCCAAAAATTAATCCATATGATGTTGTGCCAGAAGCAGTAGCAGGTGGCGGATCAGAATCAGTTGCAAAAGGACAGTTTGACAGTAACTTTGCAGGATATAATTTACAACCAGCCGCTCTTAGAAATTTTATTACAAGCATGGACATAGTTAAGTTCCATGGACAAAAAGCAATTAGATATACAGTATTCAATCCAATAATTACAAGTTTTACAGTAGACGGTATTGACCATGCTGATTCTCAACCAGCAATGATTACAATGAATGTTTTATATGAAAATTTTTCAATAAATCCAAAACTTAATAGTTGGTTATCAGAAGACGAATTAAAACGATTCTCAGGATTTAATGTTAATGAATGGGACAGATTAAGAAATGGTAATTTCATGGAAGCAAGTCAGTTTTCTCATGGAGAGATGGCAGATAGAAGTATTGCTAACAATGTTGATTTAGCAGAAAAAGATTTAGCATTCCTAAATCCAGGAGACATGGTAAGAACTAAACAGTCAAAACAATTCTTTGATAAGTTTACTGGTGCCGGTGGAGATGACAATGTCAAGTAAGAGTTTATACGAAACATTTGGTAATGAAGTTAGTTATGAAATGCGTAGAAATAAACTTGTACAGTTCATTGAAAACAATACTATTAACTTTCCATTACCAGAAGCAAGTGTAGAGTTACTTGTGAACATGGTACCACAAAATTTTAAGGGCATGGACCCAAACAAAATTAATATAGTTGAAAACAGACTTGAAAGCATAGGCTTTACAGGTCCTACAGCAAAAACTTTAGCAGTTGCACTTATTCAAGTAGCAGAAAAACAGGGTGTACACCCTATATCATACTTTGAACTTAATGAAGAAAGCATTAAGTTAGCCGAACAAACATATAAAGCCATAAATACTATTAGACCAAAAGGTAATCAAATTGGTTTAACAGTAGACAAGTTTAATAAAGATAGCAAATTAGCAAACGTTATTAGACCTTAGGAGATAATATGGCAGGCAACTCCCATTACAGCCAAGGACAATATGCAGTTCAGAATCCTGACAAATACGTTGGGACTAAAATGCCATTTGCCCGTAGCAGTTGGGAAACTGCCTTTATGAGGTTCTGTGATAACCATCCTAACATAACTAAGTGGGCAAGTGAAAATGTCAAGATACCTTATAGACATCCGTTAACTAATAAGATAACGAACTATGTACCTGACTTTATGGTACAGTACACAGACAAGAACGGTAAGCAACTAGTAGAACTAATTGAGATTAAACCTAAAAGCCAGACTATTATAGAAAATGCTAAAGGTAGGGGCGATAGAATTGCTACAACTATAAATGCCGCCAAGTGGACAGCCGCAAATGAATGGGCTAAAGCCAAAGGCATGCATTTTAAAGTAATCACTGAAGACCAAATATTTAGAAACAACAAAAAAAGGAAACCTGCACAAAGGAAACCGAGACGAAAATAATGAAAATAGAATATGTAAACACTCCAAGGAACGTAGTTGAGTTTGACGACGACATTCCGGCTAATTTAGATCCTACAGACGTAGTAGAGATTTTTCAAACACCCTTAACTGGATCATTCAATTGGGATTATACTGTACAAGACAACAGAATAAAAAAATTATATGAACTAGGTAAACAATTAAATTGGAATGTGGAAGTAGACGTTGACTGGACACCAGAATTTACTGGTATCAGCGATGAAGAGTTTGATTTTGAGAATACACAATGGGATAATCATGCAACATTTAAAACATTTGATGAGAAAACCAGAAGAGAATTCTTTAAAGATTTAAACAGTTGGGCAACAAGTCAATTTTTACATGGAGAACAAGGCGCATTGTTGGTTGCATCACAGTTAGCCAGTTGTGCCCCAACGTATAATGCAAAACTATACGCCGCCAGTCAAACATTTGATGAAGCAAGGCATGTAGAAGCATTTAACAAGTACTTACAACAGCGATTACAACGTAGTTGGCCCATTGGTAGAGCATTAAAAGGACTACTAGACAAGATATTAACTGATCCTCGTTGGGATTTAAAGTTTATAGGTATGCAAGTAGTAATAGAAGGGTTGGCATTAGCCGCCTTTAACGCCGCCAAGAACGCAACTAACGATCCTGTGTATGCACAAATGCTTGAATACATTATAAGAGACGAAGCAAGGCATGTTACATTTGGTATTAGTTACTTGACAGACTTTGTAACTACTTTAAGTGAAGAAGAAGTATTAGACAGAGCACAATTTGCCTTAGAAGCCTGTACTGTAAGTAGAAACAGACTAAGGGCATATGATGTTTGGGAAAAATACGGTATGGATATAGAATATACTGACGCATATCAAAAAGAACATATATTCCAAACACAATTTCAAGATATTTTGTTTAGTAGGATAATGCCTAACCTTAAAAAGATAGGTTTATTGCATGAAGACCTAGTACCGGAGTATGAAAAGTTAGGTGTTATGGGATTTGCAGATGGCGATAGCGATTATGAAACTAGTTGGGAAGAACTTAGCAAACCTTTAAAATGATAAAGGTAAGAGAACCGCAACGTCCGGTAGAAGGCGAGTACACACTTTGCAATAAAGGTGAAGTTGCTGTATATAGAAATGGCGTATGGATAAGACCAAATGAAAATAAGTGAGATTATAGAATTTAAAACACCTAAAAAGGTTTACAACAAGCCACAAGACTATGTGGATGCTAGAAATCACAGATTTGACCAAATGTTTGGACATCCAACACGAAAGTTATCCAAGAAAAAGTCTAAAAAGAAAAAGAAGTAGCAATGTCTTCTTTAATAGATTATAAATTGTTACAAAGTCCAACAAGAGGACTTGTACCAATGGCAAAACGTAATAATGAACTAAAACATAACATTACTAACAGTTGCACAATACCACATCGTAGTTTAAATATCACAACAAAGGGCGAATGCTTCATAGATAACTGTGAATTATATTTGCCATTTGTTATTTGTAATATAATGGACTGTGATGAATTAGACGATGTGTGGAACAATCCATTAGCAAAAGAATTACAAAAAGATGTCGAAGATAAAAAGTTTACATGGTGTGCTGTAGAGCATTGTAGGATAATGGAACATGATTTACATCACATAAACAACAAAGGGCAAGAATTTTATAGCATATATGTTAATGTAGATGAAAGTTGTAACCTTGCATGTCCAAGTTGTAGAACAGAAATGATATTACATACTCAAGGCGATAATTATGAAAGACAACTGGGCTATGCTCAAAAGACTATTGACTTACTAAAGAATTTTAACCATAGGGCACACATTACTTTAACTGGAAATGGAGATCCTTTAGCAAGTAACATAATGAGACCATTTGTTACTAACTGGATTCCAAAAGATAATCACACCATTACATTGTTTACTAATGGTTTGTTAATGAGTAAGCAATTACCTGATAGTAAACTACTTCCAAACATCAGCGAATTTAAAATTAGCATAGATGCCGGCAGTAAAGAAGTATATGAAGTAGTAAGAAGACCTGGTAAATTTGAAAAACTTATAGAAAACTTAGATTGGATGCATGATAACAAACCAGAAGGAGCAGAGGTTCACTTTAGATTTGTTTGTCAAAAAGCAAATGCACATGATGTTGTTAATTTTGTAGAACTAACAAACAAGTATGATGCACAATGTTCTATAAGTAGAATGGATGATTGGGGAACATTTGATAATTTTGCAGAAGAAGATGTAGTTGACCAATTAGACCACCCTTTAAGACCAGAGTTTCTCAATCAGATACGTCAAGTAGTAGACTTACCCTATGTATCTATACCATATAACATTACAAAGTACTTGTAACATAGCAAAGTACAAATAAAGTAGGTAAATTTACTGTTTAAAATGTTGTTTACCAACAGACCCACAATGCCACGAGTCGAACTCTGCTGGCAACGAAAAAACTATTGGATATTTCTTATTATTAGTTTTTGCTCTAGCTTCTAACCAACAAACTGTGCCCTTATACTTTCGATATATTTCGTATTGATTCTGCATGGTGCTTATAATTTGATCTCTATAGAGAAGTAATGATGATTCAGTGAATGTGTCGTCTATGTGAGATTGACATTCTTGAATAGTCTCAAATTTGGTATCGTTCCAATGATTATAATTATCGACAGCTTCGCCCCATTTTTCATCCGGATGAAAGCCATGAGTTATATTAGCTAATGCCCAACTTTTTATCTGAGCAGTAAGATCATGTCTTACGGTGTAAAATAAGTTAGAACTATTGTCTAGCCAGTGTTTATAAAATAACTCTCTAGTCTCTCCACGAAGATTATTATCAGTTGGCATTATTTTGTATATTTGATTTATAGGCTCTGGGTAACTGAACGCATTATAAACAAAGTCTAACTCTCCAGTAAACTCTTGTTTGTAAGTCATACCCAGAGTTTCACTTAACTCTTGAATAAGTGTAGTAGACCCCGTCCTGTAGCCTGAAATTATTCCTATCATGATAATACTTAGCATAAATACTGTTATGACAAAGAAATTAGAAGAAGAATTTAATTTACCCCCAATATCAGACGAACCTAATAAAATTACAGGCGATACTGAAGATAAACTCCCTGACTTGAATGACATTTCAGAATTTGAAGTTACAGCAGTGGATATTGAAGATGTTAAAACTGCATTAAGCAATGCAGAAAAGATAGACTATGCATTACAACATGTAAAAGGTCTTGAAGAACATGATGGTGAAATGGATGACATTGCTCAACAGGCAGTTGACAGTTATCAACAGTTAATGAACTTAGGTATGAACGTTGGAGACAGAGAAGCAGGCAGTATTTTTGATAGTGCGGCTAAAATGTTAAAGACAGCCTTAGAAGCCAAGGACAGCAAAATAGATATTAAACTAAAACAGATTGATTTAATGATTAAAAAAGGTAGGCTTGATAATAACGCAAAAGAATCAAGCGGTACAGCATCAGGTGGTACTGCCGTAGATAGGAATGAACTACTAAAAATTATCAACGCAGATAAAAATAAATAATTTTGACTTATTTTGATAAATAAGTGCATACGGAGTTATTAACATGAGAGAACTTAAAGACATTATAACCGAATCGTTCAATAAAGAATACGGTTACAGAATTAAATTAGCAAGAGATTGTAGTCCTGATGACTTATCTAAGTTAGAAGGTGCTTTACAAAAATATAATCTTGTAAGTGCTACACCTTGGAAAAGGTTGCCTATACAAGAGAATCCAATTGAATTCAAAAGACTTAAAGGTTTAAGTGTTACCTCAGAAGTATGTAGTACTGATGTCGTGTTAAAATATCCAGTCAATGAAAGAATTTTAGAAGTATATGTAGCAGTTGCTTGTGGTTGTGACCATGAACGTGTAATTGTTATGGGCGTAGACAATCCTAAAAGGGTTGAAAGCGAAATGGCTG